TTGAACTCCTTTCACATCTACAGCATGTTGATCTGTGCCCTGAACGACAGTGCCATTATGTAGCCAAATTACCGTTCCTGTAGGAAGATCAGCCACACCTTTTACAGCACTGTCAGAATAGCTGAATAGTTCAGTTGTTTGTCGGCAGTTGTGAACATAAGTTAACTTACCAACTGAATTTTGAATCTTTGAATATTGAACAGAATGATATGAGCATGACGAGTAACCTATTTCTGTAGGCAGTGCGTCCTGAACATAAGCACCTGTACGGTATCTGCGCCAATACTGAAACCTATCACCACCAGCAGCTTTACTTTCAGGCATCACAGACCTTGAAGGCTGTGGATACTCCAGCGGAGGCGCATGAGCGGGTGATAATGTAAATTGGGCATTAGATATAGAAATAGGTAATTGTGATCTCATCGCGGCAATATACCTGAGTCAGATATTAAATGAGCATACGCCCTAGAGAATACATCGTTATGACCTCTGGCTGTGGCATCACCCACGTCAGTTAGTATCTTATACGCACATCTCTCTACAAGAACGCTGGGATAATCTGTGGCTATCCAAGAGTTGTAGGCGTCATCTGAAACGTCTGGTAATACTGTCCCTGAGACAGTTATACCAGTATACATAAACCTATCACTTAACTTCAAGATTATGTCACTGTTTACAACCACAGCAGTTATATTAGATTTACTTAACACAAACTGTCCGTAAGTATTACACAACGTAACGATGGTTGAATCGTTAGGGTTTAACCCGATTGCCGTAACTTCAACTATACGCCTAACTTTACCTATAATATCCACAGGTATTGACAACATATTGTCAGTACATACGTCTGAACTATCAAATGTAACTAAATGTGTTGAAACATCTCGTTTGAAGTTAGCACTTGTGTGAAGCTCTAACGTAGTAAAATCTATGGCATCTTTTGTCTGCTGTAGTAAGTTGTTGTGCCCGGTTATGGACACAACTTGTCTGTATATAGCAGTTTTAAGTGCATTCACCTTTTAAGGTTCGCTACAGATGTTTGGCTCATCTGGCGTAACAGCCACAGGGTCGGTAACAGCAAAAAACGTAGCTGCACTTCCAAAATTAGCTAACAACTCATCTAAAGCTTGAATAGTAATTTTGTCGGCGGTATTAAACTCACCCATACTATATGAAACAGCTTGCCTGCTGTAAGGGTGAGGCATTGCTTTGCCTACGGGTTCAAACGTTACGCGCCCACGCATGTTATTTAACAACGTACGCTTTCCTGCCCAATGATGTCTTGCAATATGGACAGTCATGCCGGGCATGTATGATCTGTATACACGAACCATTGGGTAGATGGTTGATTCAGCATCTACACCTAAACAATTAGGTTCTTCACAGGTTTGAGTTACATTAACTGTAAAGTTGTTAGGTAAACTACTATTGTTAGCACTCATTGGTACATGCTCCACTGGTAAATCCAAAGATAACGCCATTGGCGGACGGGTTCTCACAACTTAAACCTAATTCAGTTAGGAAATCACCGCCCCGTGCGTCAATACCGTTATCCGATGTAAAGGTCTCAACAGTGCCTGTAGCTGTAGCATTGAAGTACGTTACGAATGTACGGCGGAGGTAGTGTAACTTCATTGAAGTTGGGTCTACAACAAAGCCCATACCAGCAGGTAAATTTAACCGACTAAAAATCGGATGCTGGTGGACTTCAAACTCCATACGTGGAGTAATAAATTTAGAGAATCTTTGACCGAACACGTCAGAATTGTTGTTACTAAACGCAATACGTTGCTGATACTTTAACCCAATTTCGTTGATAGTGTTAAAGAACGTGGCGTCCCCGTAAATAATACGTTTAGGTGATGACATGGAGCTAACTTGAACATCGCCAAAACCGTCGAACAAATCCACTAAGTCAAAGTAACTTAAGTTACCTGTTGTTGTGATAAAGTTCTGAGGTGCGTTATGTTTAATAATGTCCATTAAACCGCCCATAGTCCGCTTAGGCTGCCCTGCTTCCATTCGGAAACCGATTTGCCCAAACATTGCCGCATACTCGATAGCTGTAGCATGGGCAACAGCAGCCTCCTCCTTAGAGTTTGCTGTAATGTTGTAACCATTACCCTTTGCTACCTCGTGCTCGGTGTTCGTTACTGCCCAGCCATCACGAAAAATTTGCGTGTGAAACCACAATTCAGATTCTTCACGAAACTTACCTAGAGGACGTAACGACGCTTCCCGAAACGCATTACCTGCAAACTGTAGTTTGCTGCCCTTTTTAGCGCCAAACGCAACTACCGAGCCAACACCTCGCATAACGTTTACAGTGTGGTCACCTGTCACTTGGACAATTTCAATCATTTCCCCGAAAGGCATTACTACAAAAGTCTCGTTAGGCAATAAATGCTTAGTAGAATCCACTTTAATTGTAGTTACTTGGCGTTGAGATGTTGGAGGCATGTCCTCTAGCAACTGTAACGTAGGGTAATATGTTGTTTTAATACGTTGAGCAAACGTATTGGAATTAACATCAGATGAACCCGCCAACTCTATAAGGGCAGTCATCTTTACAGTACCGTACGGAAATCGCTGTAACACCTTAGGTAGGAACATACCTCGATGGTGAGGTGCATTCCTCAACATCAAGGTGTTCAACATCCCAGTCCCTCCCGTGTTGTTTACAGGAAAGACATTTGGATTGTACAGTGGAATGTACATATTGTTTAAATTTTGGGGCATCGTAAAACCTATTTAAATAAATTGTCTATATCCATGTTCGTCATAGCTGTTCTGGTATCAGTCTTTACAACTGTACCTGCTTTTACTAACTTAGCCTGATACATCCTATAAGCTGACTCTACGTTCATTTTAACTTCACTCACATCCGCATTTGGATATGCTGCTAAATATTGTGTAGTCAATTGCTGCTTCACAGCAGTCTCGAACGGGTCTTTTACGGTAACTGCCCTAGACACTTTACTTGTTTTGTCAAAATCTGTAAAATCCTTAAACGTCTTAGATAGCAATTCGGGCATTCGACTGCCCAGTACCGATATAGAACCTGTTAACGCTTCACCCACAGCATTTGCAATAACTACGTTTAACACTGGGGCTAATTTTGTCATGTCGCCACCTGATAGCGCTTGCATAGTCGCATCATCAACGCCTTTAAAAAAGTTGACTGAGCCTGATTTAACTAAATCATGAACTGTACTGTGCAAACTATCTCGCGTAACCACGTCATCAAAAATATTAAAATCACTGACTTTGAATGAGGGCATCGGTTGTTCAACCTGCTGACCCTGTTGGTTTTGCTGGTTTTGCTGACCTTGTTGGTTAGATTGCCCAACTGCATGTGGAGCAGCCTGTTGACCATTATTTGTTTGCGAGCCTGCACCACGTAACCAAGAAATGCTATCAAAGTCGTTATTAGCCTCAGCAGTATTTTGAGACAACTCTTGGTAGGACTTACTAGAGTCTTGAGTTGACATTCCTAAATTAGGTTGAGGCTCGGGCTGACCACTACTTCCCATTTGAGTATAGTAAGCAGGAACATCTGAAGGCTTAAACACAGCCATACCAGAACGATGGGCTAGTTGTCCAGCAATTGAGTCCATATTGACCTCCTAAATTAATTGTAAATTAAATACTTAGATTATAAAGAGTGAAACAATAAATTGTTTCACAACTTCGTTGCTGCGCTCTTGACAATCTAAAGTATTTAATTTATTGATTGTCAAGGTCGGTCGGCTGTGTACTTGTCGGTGTATTAAGCTTGTTTATCAGTTGCCACAGCTTGCCCAGTAGCTTTCGTCGCACTAGATGTATTAGTGCCTGTAGGTTGTTGCGTTTGCGACTGTGAGTAAGACTGCATTCGGTGTACAGTAGCCGTAGATGGTGGAGGTATCTGTGAGAAACCTTCAAAACCTGCGGATGATGCCAGCATCCCCACAAGAGTGGGTAAGTCTTTTAACTGACGCAACTCAGGTATTTGAATAATCATAGTAGCCAACGTAGCTATTACGTCGGGGCTGACCATTTTATTTGACGGTATAGCGCCATCTGCCATGTCAAATGCGATTTCATTTTGTCTGTACTCGCTAAGTGTCACCGACTTAGGCATGTTGGCTAGTGCATCAAAATATACTAACTTGTCAGTAGCTTCCGCTAAGTTGCTGCGCAGAATAAATTTAAAAGGCAGCATGAAGGTTTGCTGAAATACAATAGAATATACCTTGAAGCGCCCCTCGGAAGCTTGAACTTCTTGTTGGGCTTCCACAGCTAATTTGTTCCCTTGAATCCTGCCACCGCGCATTTGTGGGTTGTTGCCACTGACCCGATCTGCCCACGAGTTGGGGTCGTTAACCAAACCCAATAAAGCACTTAAGCCAGAAGCATCGAACGGTATGTGTTTATAAACCATGTCAATGGATTTGCCGTTAGCCAGCGCATGTGAATCTACTGGGATAGACGACGTTGTTTTATCAGCCAACAATCTACCGTCTATCGCTTGCGCATCAAAGATTTCTTTACCTACTAAGGCACGTCGTAGCGATTGCATACGAGCTATCATCATCTTATCCACAAACACCTGTACCGGGGCTAAAGATTCGCTGTAAGATATTACAGGGCTATCATACCCGCCTGCTGATGTCTGACCTATAATTATAGGCAACATACCGTGTTGCTCTGTCACAGGTTCTACGGCAAGAAGTAATGTGTGATTCAACAGAGTTATGCGGTAAACGGGCAAACCTGCACGGGCTGATGTGTCGTACGTGGCGTAAATATTTGCAGGTAATGACAGTGATGTTGAATTAGTTCGTAAGTACATTGTCGTAACTTGAAACTTATCAAACATCCTTTTATATCTGGTTTCCAGAAGTTCGTCATGCGTGTTGGCGTAAGTACTGAACAAGTTAGTCCAATCAGTACCTTCAGTTGGGTTACCTATGTTACCGCCAATAGCAGCGTGGAACTTACCCAAGAACTTACTGTACTTATACCCACCCTCAAATGAAGCTGTAAACCCCCGTGTCTCTAACTTTACGCGCTCTAATGTACTTATATCTTTCAATATAGCCTTGCACGCTGTAGACCTAAATTGGTCAGGTATCAACATAAGTTGTCTGTATAGGTTAGCTGTGGTGCTTAACTCGGTGTAGCCTGCGTACATGGCATCCAAGTGAACCTTACTAGGGTTTACATCATCCCAAAATACATTCTGAACAGACAACGATTTTAAAGTAGTCTCTTTTTCACCTGTAAGTCGAATCTCACATGGTGCAGTGTTGTATATTACTGCGTTCTGAATTACCTTTATGAGTTCAAGCGCCCATGAGTTCTGCAAAGAATCCTGCTGTATCTTATTACGTATTGCTTGACTTATATGCATAGCATTTGGAATCTCTGATATGGGTATCAAAGGATTCTTGTATACGTACACGTTAGTTAGGTACGCTACCATCTCCATGCAGTTTGTGTAGATAGTCCCGCTAGGCGGAACAAAGTCTTTAGGAAGCCCCGACTCATCTGTATTATCCTTATTCCTGTTGCGCCACAGTTGCATAAGCTGCGTAAAACTATCGTACATCATATCCTCGATTGTATCAAATCTTGCAGACAGTGTACTCTGATTATTGGACGAATCCGTAGCTAATCGTCTATAAAGTTTTACAATATTATCTTCGTAGTTCATATGTCCTCACTCTAAAAATCCCGCAACAGGAGGCTAGTTGCGGGTGAGTGAGTGCAGACATACCCAACTGTCACAGGGGAATCCCTGAATCTTTGTAAATTGTTTGTGTAGTAGCTGAATTATAACCACGTTCATACGTGGCTATAATGTCTGATCTGTGAAGTGTTGCGGCTACCAAAGCATAGTGACACACATCCAGTACATTATCTTCATTATCAGACTTTGTAGCTATATATGCAGTGCCTTCATTACCTACAGCTACTTGAGCCGCAGGATGTATTACAATGTCTCCAACATTTATCTGCTTAAATAATTGCAGTATCCTAGAATTTTTGCTTCTGTTCCTAGGATTAATTGGTAGAAGTTTAAAGGTACTTTGTAAGTGCGCCCACAATTGATTTGTCTTAAGTTCCTCGTTGAACCAATATATAAGCGTATCTTGATACGCTACATCCTCAATAAATACAGTCCAAGCACCTTCACGTATGGCTAAGCTTATAGCAATACGTATTGCTTCTTTTGGAGTTAAGCGCTTGTGGACAACATCTCTTACTATGATCTTACTACCTACAATATACACTAGAGCCACAGCATGCTCGTCTGCATTCTTTTTAGTAGATGCTGGGTCTATAACAATAAACTTACCATCAACAGATGGGTTGTAAGGTACGTTTATCAATGATAGTGTAAAAGGGTCTAAGCTGTCGTAATTATTTTGCATAGCGACTCTATCAAACCTGTCGTTCCTAGCCGTGTCCATAACGTTCATAAACTCAGCTAACCACCCAGCTTCGTTACCTGCCCTAACTGCTGCGTTATAATCACTTAGAAGCAATTGTATAGGGTGAAGCTCTGCCCACAACGACGAACCATCCTCAAGTATAGCCCCTAAGATTAGTGAAATCCATTCAGGGTCTTCTGCTAACTTGGTTATAATAGTGCCTTTGTGTGGGTATGTGTTACCAACATAAATGTTGATAGCTCCATCAGGGCTTCTTGTTCGTAGAAGTGTGTTAAATATCCAATCGTAAAGTTTAGCGCTTTCTATGTCTGACTTAGCATTTTCTTCGTCTTGAACATCGTCCATAATGATAATATTTGGACGTCTGTTATCAACGTTAATGCCACGCATAGATGTTAAAGCGCCTTTCGATCTAAGGATACATTTTTGACCGTAGAACTTAAAATACTTGAAATCACTCTGATTGACGACCATATCAGCGTCGTAATCGCCAAAATACAGCCTAACTATGTCAGAGTCAAGTATGTCGGACACGTCCTTCAACAGATTTGATGAGTTCTTTTCGATGTTGCCCACATTAACTATGAATGTATGTCTTGTAAAAATCAAACAATAAACCACATACAGTTTTATTAAAGTTGTTTTAGCAAAACCCCGCGGTATACCTAAAACTAGATTAGCAATACCGACATAATCTTGCAAGGCTGCTACCGACTGTACAAGCACCTGCCATACCATAACAAGTAATGGTGGGAACTCAAACTTAAAAGTATCACCTAACATAAAGTGGGCAAAAAAGTTTAAATCAGTGGCAAGTTTTGTCTTAACTTCAACATCAGACATGTTACAAACTAAGGTACGTATGTCGGGTCTGGATGAAGCGCGTAAACCAAATACTTTGACTGTAGCAGGCAACTTCGACCTTATGGCTTCCAATCGCTCAATCTCAGCCTTGCTTCTCTCTATATATTCAATAGCAGTATCTCTGCTGACTGCTGGTAATGTCGTCATTCTGCACCCGTTCAAAAATGTTACAAACAAAACACTTCCGCGTCAACCCTGAGAAAAGCTGCGCTTTTCTCTTGGCTAAAGGGGTTGACTCTCAGTGTTATTGTTTGTTGTTATTCTTATCGGGCGCAGCCGTCCGT